GAATCAACGATGACCGGAATATGTACGGCTGATGTTTTGGTGGTCATGTCTTCAACGACCTCAGTGTTGCTTCGATGTCTTCAACGATCATCGGTTCCCACTTTTTGACCATGTTAAACGCCGTTGCTTTCACCATGTTGTTTCCACGGATGAAACGACCTTTGATGCCGCGCAGACCCTTGCGCCATCCACGTCCACGCCCCGAGACTGGTGCAGGTTCAAACTTCGGCCATGCGTGGAATCCGCGCTCCGCAAAGAGCAAGCGCCATCCTGCGCCGCCTGTGGTGCGCGTTGCGCCCTTTTCAAACCTTGCGCCCACGCGCACAGTGAGCAGCGAGCCGGATTTCCGCTTCTTCATCTTGACCACGCTGATGATGCTGCTGCGAAGGTGGACAGCTTTGCTTTTGTTGTCGCGCGGCGTGAGCTTTCGCAGAAGCTTGCGAGTGGCTGCGCCCCAGCGTCGCGAAGCGCTCTTCAGCACCTTGGCCATAATCGCAGCAGGTAAGCGCCCGAGCTGCTGTTTCACGCGCTCAATGGATTGATTGTCCGGACTGAGCCGAAGCGATCCTGCGAAGGTTTGCGAGCTTTTGCGCCTCATGTTGCCAGTTCACAGTCTTGAAGATCACATTCAAATGGAACGCACCAAGTTCTGCAGGGGGTTGCACCTTCCATGCTGCGTCGAGCAACCCCTTCGACGCAGCACTTAGTCCTGGCCTTCGCGGTAAAGCGCCTCGATCAGTGGTATGAGTTCTTGCGCCAGGCGCGCCGGCATCGAGAGCGCAGCGGATGAGTCAGCCCAAATCGTGCCGCCACTCTCGTCGAGCACATGCCGAGCGAGCATGTGCGCGTTCGCGAGCGCCGGTGAATTGGCATTGCATTCAAGCGCCTCGATTACGTCGCCAAGGGTCGGGCGACGAAGGAGAACAACGCTGCCGCACTGCAGCGTAACACGTTCCGGCTTCAAGTTAAGTGCGTCAGAGATACTCATTAGAGCGTGACCGCTCCGGTAAATTGAAGCTCGATGGTGGCCTTGACAACGTCACCCGCTGCCGCTGTGACGTTGATGCTGTTAACCAATGCATTGCCTGTCCAGCTCTCCGGAGTCGTGTTGAAAATGAGCTCACACGAAACAGCCGCAGTAGCGTTACCCATCTGGTTGATGAGTGCCGCATGGTCGGACTTATCAAAGAAGACCTCAAGCGATGCCGTCGTACTGATCACGCCATAGAGGAACTTTGCATTCGCGTCGCCGATCTCGGTCACTTCCATTGTTGCACGCGAAGATGTGATCTGTGCGCTTTGCACCGTTGCAACCGTTGCGCCGTTGAATTTCACTGAACTGATTGCTGTTGAATTTGCCATAGTGTTTACTCGTCGTAGAGAAGGTCGAAGGTCACATTTGCAATCATCGGTGCGTGCTCATCACCTTCGGACACCTGCACCGCCTCGATGGTGTGTCCGGTGTAGATCGCGGAGAAGAACTCATAGGGAGATACGGTCAATCCGGCAAGCGCGCGGATCGCAAGTCGAACCTGTGCGACGATCGCGAGCGCATCGACAGACGTATCCGCGATGCACGAAACCGTGAGCGACATGCGGTACAGCGGGTTGCTGTTGATGGTTTGCACCTCGATCGAGTCGAGTTCGAAGGTAATCGCGGGAAGCACTGTGGACTGCACGCGACTCGCGTGCGTGATGCGTGCATCGGGCACGAGCGTTAATCCGCTGTATCCCGTCATCATCACACGGATGGCTTCTTCAAGCGACGATACTGCCATCAGTCAACCTCCACGCATTGAATGACTGCGAGCCGATCGGCTTCGTCCAGGTTCGTGATCGCCTCGATGCGAAGCGTTTTCCCGCGCACGGACAGCCGATCAATCTCAGTCAGCCCGATGTTCTCGACGGTGTTCCATCGAGCGCGTATCTCAAAGTTGCGAATCACCGCAACGCCGTCGGCGTAGGCGGTTTCGCTCGCGCCCTGATCACGAAGATCGCATCGGAACGAACTGCCAGCCGTGTAGACATCGTCGCGACCGCCGAGCGCATCCTGTGCTGTCGCTGCAGTCATTCGCGTCGCCACGAAGCGGAGTCTTCCGGCTCCGATCATGAGAACGGCCCCTTCGTGGAGTAGTTCGCGAGGAGGTATTCGAAGCTCTTTGGCAAGACCTGCATCGATGCGACGGTGAGCGCTTCGGGGTTCGCGTACCAAGCGCCAACGAGCGCCACAATCGCGTGCTGCAAGTCGCCTGGCACTTGCGTGTATCCGGCGACATAGGTAACGAGTGGCTGCGTGGTTTCCTTGAACGGATCCGGCGAATCAAACATCAGCGCCCACATTGGTTGACTCTTATCGATCCAATACTCCGAAGCTGCCAGTGTCTGTGGGTTGCCACTGGTGTCCGTGTAGGTGATCGAGGTGATCGAGACTAGCGGAGCCTCTGTGAGGATCGTGCGCTCCCACGCTCGCAGATACTGCGTGCGCGTTGCGCTCCGAAGTCGAAGCCCCGTATATCTCTCGATGTGCGTGCCTGCAGCAATAGCAAGCCGAGATATCTCAGCATCATCGTCAAATACTTCAATCTTGAGAGCAAGACGAAGCACATCGAGAGGCATTGGAAGTTCGACCATGTGCAGCACCTAAAAAGGGGGGAGAGGGGATTGATGACCCTCTCCCCCCCATTGGGGGAAAAGATGCAGAATCAGCAGGTGATTGCGGCGAATGCTTCAGGCTGCGTAACAGCGCAATCAGTGCGCAAATAGAAGTACATTGCGACCTGCATGGTGGCAGCGTTGGAGTATGGATCCATCAGCGAGGTCACGCCGGTGCGATCGAAGATTTCGAAGTAATCGAAGTTCCCGACGGCTGCGAATGTATTGCCGTTCACTGTTGCCGTTGGCATGTACTGATTGATCGCGTAAGGCACGCCGTAAAGAGTGCCAGGCACACCGTCGCGAATGTCGCTGTAGTTCTCGCTTGCCTTCCACAGGTACTCGTTGCTCGATCCGCTGACTTTAATCTTGCGAGCAACCTTTAAGAAGGTGTCAGAGAAGACCCATCGGAACTTTGGCGAGTTGCGGTATTGCGGCCCGACAAGATGCACCGTGTCGATGATGTTGTCTCCGGTCACTGTGGTGATTGCAGCAGCCGCGAGATCTGTCACCTGCGTGATCCAAGCGTTGAGACCCTTGGGCTGTGAAGATCCTGTACCAGTGAGGTACTGATCTTCGAGCTTGAGGCCGAGCGACGTGCCGCACTTGCGTGCGATGTACGCCTCTGCAGTTCCAATGCCACCGATGCCCATCGAGTCTTGGAGGAACTCGATCGATGCCGTTGTAGCACACACATACTTGAACGGGGTGATGTTGATCTGCGTGGAGAACGTTGGATCCGATGCTGTGATAGATCCAGCTTCAGCGACAAGGTTGGAAGTCGGAAGTGCGTTTTCCAGCGCGATCTTGCGATCGCTGTCGATCGAGTTGATCACTGCCAACTGACGCATCACGCTGACCTGTTGGAGCTTCTCAACAATTCGGCGTTCCATGTCCACTGGGACTGCTGCGTTGCTTGTGCCCGTTGTCAACGCGCGGAATTCCTGCTGATTTCCCGTTGCAACTGCGTTCCACCATCGGCGGGAGTAATCCGCAGATTCGCGAGTGAGCAAGTTACTACCTGCAGCCAAGCGACTCTCATGCTGTGGAATTGCGAGCGCTGACTGCTTTGCTGCAGCCTTGCTCTGGCGTACTTCGACTTCCATTGCAGCTTCGATGCGTTGGAGATCCGCTTCCATGCGATCGGCTTTCTCGCGGAGCTCGGCGGCTGCCTTGCTGTCGAAAGTGTGCGTCGGTTGATTGGTTGCAGCTTCCCATCGGTCGAGAGTGCTGCGGAGTTCGTGAAGGGCTTCGCCCCGTTGTTGAATCAAAGTTTTCATAGGTCACATCCAAGTTCGGCGACGAAGTGCAATTTGTCGCAGTGCAATTTCTGCTTCGGCAACGTGCCGCAGCGCTGAGTGTGTATTGGGATAAGCGGCATCCTGCACGATGCTGATTTCCGTGAGCCGAGCAGACTGGATCGATCGTTTATTTCCTGTCCATACATCCTTCTCGACGAAGAATCCGAATGACATCTCGCCAGTCAAGTCGCCGCGCTCAAGCAGCGCGCGCACGTCGCG